AGGGGTATTTAAGGAATCTAAAATGGATAGCCAAGGAGTTTCCGATGTCATCTCGGCGTGACAATATATCCCACAAGCACTATCAGATTCTCGCCCCCCTAGATAAGGACAGCAGAAAAGAATGGCTCGAGAAAATCCAAAAAGAAAGGCTCTCCACTCGTGACCTTACAATGCGGGTCAGAAGTGCTTATTCCGATGTGGAAAGGGATGATTCTGCACCAGTACGCACCCTAACAAGCAAGGTGCGTACCCTCGTCAGCCAACTACTGGAAGCCTCCGAGAAGTGGGATGAGAGCCAAAAAAAGGCGTGGAAAGCGGAGATTCAACCTTTGGTGTCTCTTTACGAGGAGCTATAAAGCCGACATCGCCCACCATACCTGTGGCGACTGCACCGACTAATTGCATTTGTTCGCAGTCCCAATAGTGATTGGCTTTTCGCATACGCACCCACTCGTATGAAACCCTGCCTTTGGGGTCGGTGAACTCTTGCCTTTTTTCAGCGGTCATCTGGTCGAGGTAATCCTCGCTCACCCCCCTTGGGATGCTCCACTCGCTGGTAAGGCCACGAATAAACAACGAAAGCATATCCTTTGTGCTCGAACTACTAAAAATAAATAATTGAATTGGACGGGTGATGCCCTGTGTCCTTGTGCCCATAAAAGGGTCAACGGCAGATTTTGTCCAGATAGAGCGTAAGCCTTTGGGATTCACATAATACTTCCCTTGGTCTCCTTTAAGTGCTTTCCATTTATAGCCCGATTCCACAATCGCCTTATAGATAGTGGCGGTGCTGTATCCGCTGTCGATGGCAACATTTTCGTCCTGCACCGAATATTCCGTTATCTTGTGTTTGATCTCATCAAAGTTGAACGCTTTTCCGTATGTAATAAGCCGACTTATCCCGCCAGCTCCCCAAGCTCGTACGACATAGAACATATGATCTTGCTGTACATCTATGGTCATAAGTCTTCTCTTTTCCAGTTCCCACTTTTCGGCGGGGTCATAATCCGACATTCTTGCGATCAGATGATCTTTCTTTTCCGTATCCCCAAACCGATCTTCCCACGACTCGCCCAGCGTCTCATTGATAAAAGTCTTATGGGGCAGATGATCGCCCCACTTTAGAGCCTTATAGCTACTAATAAACTCTTCAACCACGCTTCTCCAGCTAACCCAAGTTGGAAGCATTGCGTTCCAATGGAAGGACACCCGATTTCGGGGGGCGAGCGGATTCTCTTTTTTCCATATACCCTCGGAGCAAATATGTTTTCTGACCTTGGGGATGTCGAAATGCTCGTGTCCGCACTTGGGGCAAGCCCATCGTATCGTTTTTGCCAGCTCCTCAAAATCCCACTTTTCGGAAGGCTTTGTTTTTTCATTCGTATCCCACTTCATATTCGGGAATAGCAACTGATTATACTCTCCACACCCCATACACGGCCAAAACCATTTACGCTGATCTCCGCTCATAAAGGCGGTGTGAACCGCATCCTTCTCCGTACAGGGGGTGGATATGATTACACGGCGGGCGTTCCAATAGGCACGAGTACGCTTCAACACCATATCCAAAGCCCCCGCTGGGTAGTTTCTGGCCTCGTCTAATAAAAGCCATCGTATTGGCTTGGATTGTAGTTTTGATGGAGAGTTCGAGCCAGTAACGACAAAAGGCATCGAGGGGAAATTGATTTCAAGGGAGCGAATTTCACGAGTGTTTGTCGGTAATTGCATAGCGACAGGCTTACAACGCATAAGGGTTGGCCATAGGCGGGTTCGGCAAAAGGTCGCAGCCTCATCTTGAGCCGCCGTCACCCACATCATCGGCCCCGCATCTTCGCTTATAGCCCAGCAGACTAGGTTCATTATGGTTTGTGTTTTGGCCGACTGAGCGGAACACATCACCGCAATATCTGTGACCCGATTATCGGCGAACACTTCCATAAGCTCTTTTACCCAAGGCGAGGTGGAGGAACGCCAGCGACCAGGAAAAGGAGATGTCTTATCGACAACAATATGCTCCTCACACCACTCCCAAGGTGATCGCCGATCACTCGGTTTCCACGCTAAATGAATAGCGTTTTTTATTTTTGCTAATCCGTCCATTGTCTCTGGAGTTGTGCCAAGGATTCATCCACTATCTCTCGTAGCCGTATCTCTGCCTCTGGAACACTTAATCCCACTACCTGTGGAGAAGCGTTGGATGGTAGTGCGAGGAGTACCTTTTTTGCGTTCTGAATCATCATCACGAACATAGATTCAACATCATCGTTATGCGTGTATTCACCACGCTTGACTGCCAGATCAAACTCTAATTTCTGATTGATGAGTAGAAGTCGCTTCGCCTCGAGCTTTAGCTTTGTTTCATCATCATCGTCATCCCCATCGCCCCCCTCTGAAACCTTGTAATTGCTATTTTTTGCCCAAGTCCTCCACTCGATTACATTGTATCGACCATCCGATGCCGTTGTTGGACACCCCTCAATCTTTATCCATCGCTGAATAGTTTTACGATTTACCCCTAATTCTCTAGCGAGGTCGGTCTGATTCTGTACCCACGCAACTCCTGTTGGCGAATTGTCTGGTTGCTCAACAAACCCCTGAACGACCGCAAGCTCTGTATTTGAGAGAGTCTTGCCATCCTGAACCTTACGAACAATGTTTAATACATTGCGTTTTAGAATCCTGTTTGCGACATCGGATTCCGATGAAACTTTCTGATTGTCTTTGTATATCTGATCCATATATGTGTCTTAATGGAGTTAATTAACAACTATATCAGCATACGCCAGCCTTTTGCGGAGGCTGTTGTGCGTGGGCTTAAGATTATTGAAAACCGAAGCTGGTCTACGAGCTTTAGGGGGAGGCTTTTTGTACACGCATCCAAATCAACTGAATCTCTGGAGGATGGATTGGAATTCATAAGGGAGATTACAGGCAAGCCCTTTAAGCATAAACTAACCTTTGGTGCGATCATCGGGAGTGTCGAGATTACAGATTGCGTCATCTCCCATCCCTCCCCTTGGTTTGTTGGAAGGTTCGGCTTTGTTCTCGCCCAGCCCAGAAGAGTCAGCCCGATTTATTTCTCCGCCAATACTGGTATTCGACCCCTTCCCCAAAATCTCCTTTGCCAGCCGTAGGAATCTCATTCCGTCAATATAGCGGTTGTCCTCAGCATCTAAAATCTTAGCGAGTTCAGCCCTATCGCTTTCGCTCTTAAAAACTAAGACATTGTAAAAATCACTCTCGTCCTTGAGAGCCATTTTCTTGCTAAGTTCGTCATACTGGTCTTTGAGGTTTTGAATCGAAGTGGCTATCTGTGAAACCGCATCATCATATGCCTCTGTTTCTGGTGCTTCTCCAAACATCTGGAACACATCGGCCATATCAAACCCTGTATTATCAACATCTATATCGCCCAGCAGTTCCTTGAGTTTCTCCAAATCCCAATCGCCCTGTGCGTAGGTGTTATTAAGGAAAATATTTAATTCCTTCTCCGTTTTATCGTCAATATCAACTGCTGAGATTGTAAGCGTATATTCCGAATCCCCCTGAATATCATCTAGCTCACGAAGCCTCTGATGTCCCCCTACTATGTTTCCACTTCGCTCATTCCAAACAATAGGCATAACCATTCCGATTGTGGACAGGCTGTTGCGAAGTTTAGCTCTGGCCTCATCATCTAAGATTCTAGGATTGTATGGTGCTCCCTTTAGTTGTGACCTCCTCACAACCTTGGTCTTAAACTTCTCGGCTTTGCAATGATTTATGTTGTTATTGGATTCCATACCACTCCGTTCTTTTTACTTGTGCCCTTATATAAGGGAACATCTTTTCTAGTTTCTCGAAATCGCTTCTATGATCTTTCCATAGCCACATAAGACTACCCCAAGACAAATCAACCCCCGAAGTTACCGAACCCGCCTCGGCGGGGGGTAGTGGGATATTGTGTGCCTTGAGATAAGACAGAATATGGTGCTTCCTCCACTTTCTGATTGGATAAATCACTTTTTGCCATATCGGTTCTTTGCTGTCCCTGATGTTAGCAAAGAATTGTCTTCGTGGGAGGCCGTCGGCATCTTTAGCCCCTGTTGCCATTAAATCGGTATGTGTTTGTTGTAATGCAATCCCGTAAATATCTTTTAGCTTTAATTCTGGAACACGATCATTTGCTTCCCCTTGATTGCAGAAAACGCCTTCCCGAAGGCAGTTCAATGCGACAAAGTGGGGCAGAAAAACCACATCCACGCCCCATCGTTTTTTTGCGTAGTCGACTTGCTTTTGAATGACAAACATATCGGGCGACCAATACATATAAAAGCAGATCACCCGCTTGAATTGCCTCACGCATAAATCGAGTACGCAAAGGGAGTCCTTGCCCCCTGAGTACGCAACCAAAATGGTGTCGGTTTGCTCTCGCCTCTTTCTTAAGATTTCGAGAGTTTCCTGCCAAACTTGCATTTGTTAGAAAATTCCGCGTTTTAGAAGGATACGCAGCCCCCCGACTAACTTAACCTCCGCCCTTTCCTTTACTGCCTTTTTTCGAGCCCTTTTTCGAGCCCTTCTTTGCTTTAGCTTTTGCCATAATTGGAATCCTCCTTCTTTGCAATCCCAGCTTGTCAACAACGACCGAAAATTTCTGTTTTGCAAACCACTATATATCAATGACTTACGCAGGTAAGGGCAATTCTCCCTCGATATATCTACTTGTGTAAGTCGTTGATAGTCAATGAGATTTAGTTGTTGTGCTGTATATGTTCTTCATATACACTTTTTTTAGTTCTTTGAGATTCCCCAACCTACGGAAACTCTCCCCTTTCTGATTACAGAACTAGCCAAGGGAAAAGTCCGCAGAACAAGTTGGGCGAGAAAAAAAGTGAATCTGAGCAAGAAGGATGGTGAACAGGAGTTTCCACTTGAATGATTAGCACGAACGATAGCCCAAAGCGTCTTCCCTAATCCGCTTCAAACCGCCGAGTCGGTAGCCATTTGATGGAACGAAAATAGCCCCAAGCGTTTTCCCCAAAAACTTCTACGCAATCCACGAAAGTGGGGGGCGGTCAAATGCAGATTCTTTTCGATCTCAAATAAAGGATGCGGTGATTCTTAAAACATTCCATAAGCCATCATAAACCAAGCCTATCGGCTCTACGATGTCGCCCACAAAGTTTTAAGGACTGATTTCTGCCTACGATAAATTGAAGCCCTTATGTTCAAGCCCATCCACAAAGCTCCTTATGACCTTCAGGTAAAAGCTGTTCATTGCAATAGGTCGGAGCGTAATGCGACCCGATGCCTCTTAAGAGGTAGCGGAGAGTCCCAAGTCTCTAAAAACGCAGAGGGGTAACACTAACAAAAGGAAACAGCAAATATGACACTACAAAAAGCAAAATCAGAAGTTAGACTCGCAATCAGCCTCATTAAACTTAACCGAAGAATGGGCATCAGCGACAACGGCATTAAGTTCGGCGGGGCTAATGCAAAATCGGCAGTCAAACGAATGGATAAAGGATTCGAGATAGTTCGTAGCCGTGGGGGGTTCGTAGGAAAAGGTTGCTTGAGCGAGTTTAACAAATCCGCCCGCAATCTTTATTTAGAATATATCAAGGCGGTTCGTTCCCCCGCCAAAGTGGGTCGTTGGTATCGATAATTCGGGGACAACAACAACAACGGCCAGCGAAAAAAAACGGGACTCCAGCAGAATAAAAAAGAAAGAATAGCAAATATGAAAACACCTAAAATGACTCGCTCACACTTCCAACTCATAGCCGACACCATCAAAGATTTCGGCAATGGGGAATATAAAAACCTCGCTCATTGTTTGGCGAATGAATTTGCCAGCAAATTGCGAGCGACTAACGCTCAGTTCAATCGGGACAGGTTCTTGCGAGCCTGTGGAGTCGCAGATGCTACCCGATAACGCCCCTAGTTGGATGAAAGTTGTAGTCGATGTCGCTTATGACATTGACGATCTTTTCGAGGAAATGGCACGCCTCGTAAATGAATACCCAATCAAAAGTGCCGTGTTGACCATAATCTCTGCCATAGAAGTGGCATTGGTTGTGGGGTCGTAAAAAAGGAGAAACAGCATATGAAAACAGCAACCCTAAAACAACCCGCCAAGGTTCAACTTGGCAACCTAAACAAAACCACTCCTGCCAGCAAAAAAGCGGGGGTAGTAATCCGAGGACTCGAGAAGCTGGTGGAGGTATTCACCGAAGCTAAGTCAGCCTTTCAAGTCGCCGAGGGGCGATTGGAAACGGCCAAGGCTGAGCTGGTCGATGCTTCCTTGCCGAAGTTCTACCAAGAGGCCAAGGGCGAATCCTCGGCCACCTTGCAGGGCTTGGGCAAAAACGCCACGCTAGTCGTTCCGAATAGATACAAAGTTCTGGACGATGATATGGCTCGAAATGCCCAAGACGCAATCGGGGCGAAGGTGTTCGGGCAGTATTGGGAGCAGACAATCAAGCTCTCGATCAAGTTCGATCTAGTCGAACCCTCGAAGCGTCAGAGTCTAGTCGATGGCTTGTTGGCACTTGCCGAGAAGTTAGACATTCCGACATCTGGCGTGGAATCCCCCATTGCGGTTACTGAGGGCGTTGCTCCTAACGCTCAGTTCCACGATGAGAGGTTCAAGCTCCCTCTCAAAACGATTCTCGCCGTTCACCAACACGGCGGATTGGGTGGGTATGTGCGATGAGTGACACACTTTATCTCATCCACACAATCGCCAGCATAAACCTTCTGACGATGGTTTGCTGGTGGCTTGCGGTGAACATTCGCCGTGAGTTGAAGAACAGAAAATAAACTAACCGAAAGGAAACAGCATATATGGCAACATCAAGATTAGGACAAAGCGTAGATGAGATCGTGAACAAAATTGTCGATAGTGATAGTGCTATCGCCAAGATTGCGAGTGCAATCGCCCTTGACGAGAACGATGTGATGCAACACACCAACCCTCGCTTCAAGCTGGTCGATCAGGCGATCGCAAATGTTCTCGATGTCGTGCAGAAGCAACCGCAGGGCGTGAGCGTGAAAGAGCTTGAAGAAAACTTCAAGACGCTCAATGCCAAAATCGACAAGTCGCAGATCGAATCCCTAAATAACTTCGCCCCGATTGTGGCAAAAGAAGTTACCAAGGACAAGATTCTGGAGGCTCTGCAAGGCTCGGTGGGTCGGGCGGTATTATCGGGCGTGAAGAGTGGTAACACTTCTCCACTCCCCTCACTTCGCCCTGTGGCGAAGGAGTATTGCTCCTCGACTACCACCAGCGAACTCATACGCCGTAGCATAAAAGCAGGTCGGCATATGATGATTAGTGGCCCCGCTGGTTCGGGTAAAACCTACCCGCTCCATCAGGAGCTTAATGCAATCAAACGCCGACACATCACCATCTCTTGTGCGGATGGTGTTTCGTATGGCGATCTGATTGTTCGTCAAGAGTTGCGTTCCACCGCCAAGGGGAACGAAACGATTTGGCGACTAGGGTTACTCCCCTTCTGTATGGAGAATGGAATTGCCCTAGTGCTGGACGAGGTTGACCAACTCGCTCCCGAACTTCTGCAAGTGCTAAATGCTTGCCTGGAGTCCCGTGAGTTGCTCATCCCCGCAACTGGCGATGTCATCAAAGCGACTAAGGATTGGATAGTCGGTGTGACGCTCAATTCGTTGCGAGACGATACTGGCGTTTACTCTGGCTTCCGTGTGGACGAAAGAACTTGCCAAAGGTTTGTGTTCGTCCCTGCCGATTATCTTCCCCTTCAAGAGGAAGTTAAGGTAATCGAATCTGCGACAGGGCTGACCGCAGGCGTGAAGGAAGTTGTGGATATTCTCACAATTCTTCGTTCTGCCCACTTTGCGGGTCGCCTCCGTGGTGCTCCCTCAACTCGTATCGCCATCAAACTGCTCAGAGTAATGAATGGTTTGAATGACGATAACAAGCAAGTCGAGGGGTCGATGGCTACGGCGAACGCCCTATCGTATTGCTACCTCGGTGGGATGCCTAAGACGCAAACCACAGAGGCCGTCAATGCGTTAAATTGTACCGCAGGGACAGCTAAACTTGGCAAGGAATTGACCAAGCTCCTGCTCAGCTAAAAAACCCAACCCGCCCCCATCGCAATCCTGCGGTGGGGGCAGAAAGAGAAACAGCATTATGAGAAATAGAGTAACACCACTAGGGCGGGCAACCGCTCACAAACGCAGAGTTGTGCATTATCTTTTACCCAAACTTGCACGCAAAGCAGAGTCGATTAAGAACTCTGTTTTTACTGGCACAGAGATGGGGAGATACTTGGGGGCACTATGTTGTTCCCCTGAAATACCGAGGCTACTCCCAGCTATCATTCAGATGATGCGTACAAGCCAAACTCAACTTGTACGCAAATACGCCGAGCGTGCGTATATGAATGAAATTCGGGGCTTCGGTGGCGTGAACATCGAATGGAATAAGCGAAATCGGGAGAATCTTGCCTCCCGATGTTTGGCTGAGTTGATTACCAAATCATCGCCCGCTGTTGCCTTGTGGCTTCAGGAGGAATTCGGCATCCAAAAACATACGCCCCCTTCTGGTGGCGGTAGGGACGGAGAAATTAAGGATGGCTTGCAAACCGATGAACCCCCAACCGAATCGGGTGGAGGCAAGGGCTACACAATCGAAGACAATGCCGTTCAACTGCCTAGTGGAGTCCCCCGCAGATCAGCCATCAAATTAGATACTGGCCGTTGGAATATGTTAGGTCAGTCGATTGTCGATTCTGCAAACGCATCCCGCCGTGCTTATACACGCCGAGATTGTGATAGTGGTATGCTCGATAACCGCAAGCTGACTGATATTGGTAGTGGCACTAACTTAGAAAGAGTATTCATCCAGCAGAAACCCGCACGCTCCAAGCGTGTGGCCGTTGAATTACTCATCGACATTAGTAGCTCTATGGAACATCAGACAGATGGCGAGCACAACATCCACACGGCTGCCTCGATGTCAAAGTCGATTGTCGATGCATTCAACAAGGGCGGAATAGATTGCCGAGTTGTTCTGTATAACCACAACTGCTATGAGGCCAAAGCGTACCATCACAAACAGGCTAAGTTTGAAACCCTGTGGTGCAATGGCAACACGAGACTCGGTGACGCAATGGTTAACTCGCTTAACTCAATCCGCAAGCGTAATGCTGACCGCAAGATCATCATTGCCGTATCGGATGGAGATGCGGGCTGTCACGCCCCCGATGTCGCAGTCTCCGCTCGAAATTATCGAGTCGAGACCTATGCGTTCTTTATCGGGATGGGTGTGCCCGATGAAGTGAAAACAAGTTTTACAGAGGCGTTTGGCGAGCTATCGCCGAAAGCCTGTGTAGGAGAGGTATGCGGAGCGGTTCGCCGTAGCCTCGCAGTTAAATAAGAACCGATAAGGAGAAACAGCACAATGAAACCAAAAACAGAAGAGTCGAATCTTAGGACGCTCGTGGTGGGCATCCTCAATGACGACACCATATGGAATGGCGTTGATATAACGCTAGACGAAGCACAGAAAGTGCAGTGCATTGCCACAATCCGTGGAGAGTTCCAAGGATTGTTTACGCAGATAAATGCACGACTCGACAACCTCGAAGCCTCAACAAAAACCAAAACCAAGAAATAAAGAAAGGTAGGGATTGGGGGGCGTGGCTTAAATAAGGCTTGAACGCCCCCCATTTCTTATATGCGTATATGAAATATGACCAGCTAACAGATAAAGAAAAAGCGATAGCAGCGGAAGAACTTGTGACAAGTCCAAGGGGTAAGTATGTAATCGCTCAAGCCTTGGCGATTGCGTCTAAGGCTCTGAGAGATTCAGAACCATCCAACTCTGCTGACATCGCCTTGATCGGCTCGCAATACTTCGAGCCGTTCTTCTCATTCAACGAATCCACATTCATTACCAGCACGGGAATCCTAGCTTCCCACGGCGTTGGAGTGCCGAAACAAAGTGAATGAGTATTATGAAGGTAATTGCACAGGTGTAGGTGAGGAAACTCGAAGACTATTCAGCTACCCCGCTCGTCCGACTAATGGGGGCAACCTTATGTTGTCGGGCGTGCGGGAGGGCTGGCTCTACCAACCTAAAATAAACGGATGGAGAGCAATCTTTGATGCAGATACCGAGGAGGTATGGAATAGGCACGGCAAACTACTCTCCACGCCCTTCCCCTCTCCCGCCATTCGTGAGTTATTGCGATTGGCAGAAAAGACGGGATGGCGGTGGTGGGATTGTGAGTTAGTCGAGAGGAGAACCAAGCTCAAGGGTAAGGTTATCATTCTCGATGCGATGGATGCCGACCTCCCATTCATTAAGCGGTATCTAACGATTCAGTCAGAAGTGCCGACCATAGATGTCGGTGATAGATGGGAGACATTATCTGCCCTCCCAACTCTCAAACATACAGAGGCGGAGAAACTCTGGATGGATGGAATCAAATATAACCAAACTGCCAAAGACGAACTCTATGAGGGCGTTGTGGGCAAGAAGGCCGATTCAATCTATCCAGCACAAAAGATAACCCCCAACCGAATCTTCCCTTATTGGGCGAAGCATCGGTATGCGGACTAACCAAAGGAGAAACAGCATATGAATTGGCAACCATCAGAATCGGACATTGCGTGGACGAAGCAACTCATCGGGTCACTTAAGGTGGGAGGTAGTTGGGCTGTGCCACTAAATAAGTCGATATGGACTTTTTGGCACGACTCCAAAAAAGCCGTCCTCCAGCTCGGTGATTTGTCAGACGAAACCAATCGAAGAATCGCACTTATAATGCGAGATAACCTCGGTTGGGTTGTCACTATTAAATAACCAAAGGAGAAACAGCATAAATGAAAACGAAAGCAGATCAGTTAGAGTTCTGGCCTAGTGTTCCCAATACTAAATGGGAAGATCAAATGGCTGACGCTAAGAAGCAGTTAAAGGAGATCAATGACCTTATCTATGACTTAGCAAAACAGAAAACGGCTTGGCTAACAGGCCAAGGAGAGATGTGGAACGAGCCGTCTGCTCCGCTCGCTTGGCGACGGGGGGAAAGATTGTGAATCGCATTTACCATCTGTTCCGAAACCTGCCTGTTACGAAGATAGAAAGAGTCACCGCAATCGCATACACGATGAATATGATAAATGGTGTTCGGTTCGATGCCCTCATCGCAATCGGAACATCTATGCGAGGCGTTGGTTTTATTGCCAAGTGTTTCCACTATAAAAATGGAAAGGTGCACAAACATCCTGTGCGTGAACATTGGGAGACAGACCTAGCTATGCCTAGTGGGTTGAATATATCCGTAACAGACGGACTTCCGCCCACGATGGCTTATGCACAATGGATTCACCAAAGATTCGCCAAGAGGATAATGGCAGAGATCAACGAGGGATTCACTCGAGGCGGAGCGGGCATACCTAGCGAAGCAAGTCTTCGTATGGTGGGAACTGGCTCTGTGCCGTCAGACAGGGTGCAGAATTATCTAACCCAACAGCTTATGGGCTTAGATAAGGAATCGCCCATCTCCCCATCGGATATGCTAATCGCAAATGCGATGTGGAGTTACTACGGGCAAGAGTTAATTCCCTACGAGGAAGACAAGCCCTTGCGGAGTAGTGAGGGCGGAATGTTGGCTGGAATGTTCCTCCAATCGGTGGCGAATAAATGAAGTACAGAATTCTGTCTCCCGATGGGCTACCCATAGTCGAAGACGATCAAATAAATACTGAAAAGAAAGTAATACTATGCATCGACCGATGGGTAAGGAGATACGAACGCCAAGGCTATTACTTAACCGCTAATGGCGAGCGTATCCATTACCTAGAGCTACCCTTTCGCCTTCCAATAGTGCGGTGGGGAAGCAGGGGGAACATTACCCATATGTTAGTAGCACGGGTGGGCTACGAAGCTCCCATATGCAGACTAACGAAAGTAAAAACAACGAAAGGAGAAACAGCAAATGCAAATCGCAGTAACGCAGAACAATTATCGTAGCCTCAAGGCACGATACGAACAGCACAAGAAGCATAACCCTGAAAGAGAAGTCTTCTCTTGGACACCAGAGGGCGAAACAAATCCAGTTGATCTTTTCGCTCAATATGCTTTTTATCTGCTCGAATATATGAAGACACAACTAGAAAAAACCGAAGCAAATCTGCCTAGCGACCGCTGGGCTTAAGGAGGAAAAACAAATGAAAGTAATAAGCATCATACCCGACAGACACGAAGTTGTTGTCGAAGAAATCGACAGCAAAGACATACTCAAATCGCTCCAAGAAAAAGTTCTTGGATATATTGAGATTGGCTACTCATTCCCGCCTTTCGAGGACGGGACGAGCATTACCCTGCTTGTGAATGAGGAGGGTTTAATAGCCCCCAAGATCAAAGGTGGCTTCTCAATCCAAACACCTAATGGTAGTACCCTGCTCTTTAGTGGGCGTGGTGTTATCTGTGGTTACGATGGAGAAGGCAACACCATCGACCTCCCCAAGCAGACCGACATAGAGAAGATCAAAAAGTCGATCATCACTATGGGCGACAAGGGATTGGCGATGGCTTACCAACTCCAGAGCTTTGCTCAATACGAGGCAACAAAATGAATAAAAAAGTAAAGTTCTTCACCGAGGCCGACAAAAAGATCATCAAAAAATTGGTCAAAGAAATCGGCAGCGATGGACACACGATATGGAAATCAAGCGTGCTGAAAAGGGCTGGGGCGGGGGCGTTTGTTAAACGCTTCGAGGAAACAATCACCTCCTCCAAGACCAACCCTAAGTACGCAATCTTCGATAACGGCAAGCTGGTCAAAAAACTCAAAGGCGTACACGGCCTTCGTGTCTTGATGGCCATTTGTAGTGACCTCAACTTGAAGTTCGAGGACAAGTTTGGCAGGGGGTCACAAGCCTGTGCTTGTACCTCCGCCATTGAAGGTTGGCTCACTCAAAAGTGATCTAGTGCATTGATTATGTCCTCTTTCGTTCTACCCGAAGTGGACATAAAGTTTTTAAGCTCATCACAAAATCTCCTTAATCTTTCCGAGCGAGCATAGAGTCTTTTAGGAGTGCTCGGACAATCCCTCTTACATAAGTCACACCCTTGGCGACTACCCCGCCAGCAGTCTTGGGTAAGCTGAAAATCCTCTTGGTTATGCGGTCTTGACCACGACGACCCCTTAACTGGCTTCGCCCTAACCTCCCCCGCCCATCTTAATTCAGCGGGTATGTCTTTAAGTAAAACCCTACTCCCAATCGCTATGTCGGAAGTTTTATTATTCCACATAGGACAAAAGCGATAATGAGGCATAGATGTGAATGATTAAAAAAGATCGCTAATCCAACAATATAAAAGTTAGGTGGAAAACACCGCAAGGTGAAAAAGTATGCAAAAAAAAGCGGAAAACCGCTATCAGTTTTGATAGCAAAAATCCTTTGGGACTTCGTTCAAAATGCTGAAATTAATGACCTTCCGCCCCCTTAGCTACACGAACCCACTCCTCCCCCTTCTCGTCAATCCATCTCTCGATGAATCCCTCTGCCTCCAAATATTTGAGGCACGACTCCAAATCCCCTCCCCCCCCATCCATAGTTGCACTCATTTAATTCGACCCGCATCCGCAGCAGCACCCATATCGCTATAAGGTAATAGCTCCTGGGGTTGTTCCTTATACGATGGCTTACAGGATGTAAAAAGTAACAGGGGTAACAGCAGGACACTCATTCTGGACAACTGGTACGCCGAAAGAACAGCTCGTGCAACCGCTCGATTTGCGTGCTGAAAGGCCGACTCTTTGGTGTCCTTACTCACCCCATTCAAAATCGCAATAGCGTCCAAGGCGTGTCGGGCACATCGGAATAAGTGCCACACAGGGTTCGCCTCTGCCCCCTTATCCCATCCCCCCTCCTGATGTTTCTTATCCCTTAAGCCCTCCTCCATTAAACAAGACACAATCCCTGCGGAAAATCTTGCTAGTTCCGTGTTGGTTGGCGTTTTTTTTGATCGGGACTCCAGCGGTATTTTTTTGAATTTCATATATCTGCATCACGGCCTCGTGGCTCTTCTGGTCGGGGTATGTCAAAGGTGTAATTCTCAAGTGCCCTGATCTCTCTCATATCCACGCATCGGTGCTCCCCTGTGCGACAAAGTTCCACCAAGTAAATCGGATTGTGGCTTATACCATAATCAATAACAGCCACCCAAAGTCCTTGTCCTAAAGGCGTTTGCACCCATCGTGGCGACGGCAAGAAGGTTATCATAATGGGACATTCAAATTATTTGCACTCTCAGGTAAATACCTCGGTGGTCTCACACCCCCAAAAGGCTTTTGGGTAATAGATTCCTTGCTCATTAGTCCCCCTAATTTGCCGAATAAGGCGATACTTAGCGACCTTAAGGATTTACTTAGCGACCTTAAGGATCGTGGGTCTGCACTACGAGATCGCTCTTTAGCAGTCCGTGGTTCATAGCGATGGATGAGTATAGGGCGTGCCCTCCTAGCGATGTAGTAGCGAGTCCGACCATCGCCCCTGTATGAGCCGAGGAACATCCGCACCGCCCTACCTTCGAGCCACCCTACCACCC